TAGTAGGCGTGATTACTCATACCAATACCTAAGCTAGCATATTGATCTACGAACGCGTTAGCTGCAGCTGTAGGATGATTTTGACGCGTGATAATGTTGTTCAATCCACGAACTACTACATCAGTTAAATCTGGTAAGTCTTCTAATGATACATCAGCTTGATTAATGTTTGTAAGAATACATACACCAATATCAGGTTCTAATGATAGAGTGCTTATAGGCTTAGTAGGTGATAAGAATTCTACACAGATATTACTTTGTGTAATTGGTTCTGTATATGAGCAATTGGTATTAGCTTCATCAATGTTGAGGACATAGAATACACCATTCTCAAAGCGTTCAGTTGTGAATATGTCAAGTAGATCACGTGCTGGTATCTGTGACGAGTATAGACCAGCTGCCTCTAGTTTTTCATACAAGGCAGTAAACTCAGCTACTTTGTTACTATTGAACAAAGTTATTAGTTCCTGGTGTTGACGTGGACTAAATAGGGAAATTAACGTACCAGCTTTAGCTCTGTCATAGACAAGTTGATTGAATTTAATCCCATGTTTTAGATCATTTATTCTTTTTACAACTTCAGTACGAGGTGACTTAATTGCTAGAATAGTTTCAATCTCAGGATCAAAGAAGTTTATATACGTAACTGCTTGACCGCGTCTCCCCATTTGAGTGGATGTTTGTATATCAGCATCAATAGCACGCATCAGTGGTATTTTACCTGAATGACGTATGGCACCACCTTTTACAGGATCGTTGATAGAGGCAACACTTGATATGTCAATTCCAATTCCAGCTCCAGCAACTGTATGCTTTATAATAGCAGATTTACCTGCTGTCCAAGAATCAATTGAGTCACCTATGTTTATAGTTATGCAGGAGGCGTAGTCACAACTAGGAGTTCGTAGGGCTTTCATCATTGGAGTTGGTAGACTTATTTTAAATGTTGACAGAGCGTTATACACTTTTGTAATGTAGATATTACGGTTTTTGTAGTCTCTAAACATATCCATAGCAATAGCCATAAACATGTGTTGTGGTGATTCTATACACCGTCCATTATCAAATATAGCATATTTGTCTAGGAGTTGATCTAATCCAGCATGTGAAAATAGTAAGTCACGTGAGTGGTCTATAATAGTTTCAAAATAGATAAACTCTTCTTCTGAGAAGTCTTGGTAGAGCTCTTTTCTGTATAGACCACTTAAGCAGTTAATTTTAACAGCATCTCTGAATACAATCGGATCTACAGCATTGAATGCGTTAGAGTACACTTCTTGTAACAGTAGATTTGCTGCAACATAGGAATAGTTAGGAGAACGTAAAGTTATCATGTCCTTTGCTGTTTTTATCATAACCTTGTGGATTATACTTGTAGGTATGCCATCGTAGAAATGCAATTTAGCAGCTAATGCTATTTCTGATACAGAAACTCCTGATAGGCCTTCTACAGCCCATTCTAGTGAGTTATGCACTTTATCTATATCTAGGGGCTCTAGTACACCATTTCGTTTTGTTACATGTATCATATAGTTCCTTTAGTATTAACTAAGCTTTATCAGCTTCAACTAGTTCAGTACGCACTGCTGTGACACACTTTTTAATATCCCCTAGAAGTTTACGGATACGTCCACTTTCAGCCTTAGTAGGTTTGTTGTAGTATGCTTCCATACGGTTTGATACATCGTTGATTAGAGCTCTCATGTGTGTAAATTCGTTCATATATGAATCCTTATTTTGTGTGTTGTGTATTGTAGTGAAAATAAAGAGCGTACATCAGTAGTGTATTACTTCTGAGTAGAGGCCCGATGTGTAATGTAGTATAAGGCTATTTACCGTGATGTACTACAATGGCAGGCTTATCCATTAGAGTCTCACTCTCCATGGAATAAGCCATGATATCCTAGTTTGCTGGTGATAAGTGTCACTGTTACTCTCAGTCTCCAGCCACCTGTAGTATTATAGTCTTAGCATGACTTTACTGTAGCAACCCATCAAACTACAGTCTATATTTATATATTGGATACCAACTCTTTTAAGGTCATACATGGCTTGGACCACTAGTCTTATATACTTGTCAGTTACATCTGGATCTGTCTTCATTAGATCTGTTACTATTGTTTGTAGCATTAGTATTGCTTAATGCTATCTAAGTAATATGTTTTAACAATGTTTGTCACATACTTTTTTAACTTATCAAACTCTACATTAGCTGCACTAATAGTATGGATTTCTTCTTTGACTACGTCATTGAGTACCCACCTTATTACTTCACCTATATGCTTTACTTCAGTAGCGTTAGTCTCACTAATAGCTTGATTAAGTCTCCACTCAGGTGTTATTTGAGAAGCTATTAAGTCAAGCTTAATCATTTCTTCTGAGGATAAAGGATCTTGTGTTTGAGGTGTTTTAGGCTTGCCACCATGGAGTAGGCCCTTAGCTTTTAGACGATAAGTTGGATGATCACCGTGTGAAAGGCAGTATAAGTATACACCTTCACCTACATTATCTGGTTTGTTATGGTAGGTGGCGATAGGAGATGCTGCCTCTACTGTAGCTACTAACTCTTCAAGTTTAGTTACACATTGATCAGGATTGTTAAAGTCTAATACAATTGTGTAGTTTCTAAACGTAGTCATGTTATAGATTGACACAAGTTTATCCTGTAAACTCATAGTTGATACAAGGCGAAATGAGTCGTCACTGTTATCAACGACACGTGCATACTTAAATATATATGCACCCTTTGGTGTACCTGAACAAGCAGCATTACCTTTTTGAATATTTTCCCCAGCCCACTCACAGTCAATGACTAATGTATGGGTCTGCAAATTCAGTGTCTGTAAGTTTACAAGTGCTGTTATGATGTGAATCCAGCTGCTTTCTGTTTTAGAGACAAAAGCTGCCATACCGTTTTGATCACCTAATATAGTTCGGATGTGATTACGTCCTTGTACCCATAACTCACCGTTAGTGTAACATACAGCCATATTCTCACCATGGAGCTTCTCAGTTCCAGTGAATGTAAGAATAGGTAGTGTTACCTGGTATTCATTTAGTAAGATAATCTGCTCTTCTGTTGGAGGTAGTCCTAGCTCTGGATTATAACCAGCATATGCGTGTCTACCATGTTTGTCAGTATTACGTAGTACTTCACCATATAAATTAGAAAATGATTTAGTTTCTCCAAAATGGAGATGTCTACGCAAGCTCATTACTTAGCGCCTGGAAAGCCCGTTGCTTTCTTAGCTCCTGGGAAGCCTGCAGCTTTTATTGGTGCAGAACCTTTTGTAGCTGAATCAGATTGTTGTTTCTTTTTCCAAGCAGCTACTGATTCTGCAGTTAAGCCATCCTCATAACGTACTTCTGTTGCAACTGCAGTATCTTTTTCAAGACGAGTACCAATATCTTTGTTTGTAATCATCTCAGAACCTGATGCACCATCAGACTGACGGTAGAAGCGACGAACTGATGTATCTTCTTGAATATCACCCTTATACATTCTGTAGCCAAATTGTATCCATACTTTAACAGGTACATTAGTTAATTCAGGAATACAGTTTAACTCTTTTGCACCCTTTTTAAATGTGACTGTTGTAGGTTCTGGGTCTGATAACTCATCTTCACCAACTACGGTTGCTAGAGCTTCTAAGATCTTATACCCAAATGTTGGTTGACCATTAGTTCCTAGGATATTGTTATTGTAAGCCATTAACTTGTCAAAGAAGTAGTTTACACTTACTGCTCCGTTAGTTGTGTTTACCACTTCTACATGCTTAAGTGTTACATCGTAAATACCTGATTTAGTAATGTATCCGCTTTCACCTTCTTGTTGTACGTCGTCTTTGTTAATTATCATAAATGCCATTGTTTTTCCTTGTTATTTAATGTTATAGTAGAAAGCTTGTAGCTTCTACTTTTGAGGCTGTCAACTTTGCAATATGCTCGTTGATATCATAGTGTGTACTATCTACAGAGTCTTCAAGACCAAGTAGTGTTGTTCGGCATGGAAATTTCATCGACTTCTGGTGTACTACATATGATGATGATTTCTTTTCAATAAACACAGCATCATTAGTGATACTTAACCACGACCCTGATTTACCAAATTGCCCTGTTGCTGGGATTATGTGTCTAGCTGTGTCAGCATCAAATACTGTATGGGCTACAATTACAACGTTAATACCATTAGCAATTAGTACATCTTCCACATAGGCATTAAGATTTAAGGTATCTCTGTTGTTATTTTTGTGAACATCAAACCCCTTATAGTTATTATCATTAAAAGCACTCATTGCAGTGTAGAACTGTGTAACTGTGTCAATTACTACTGTTGCTGGCAGTTTCTTAAACTTATCTTGGTATACACCGAGTTTCTCGTTTATCTGACTAATTAGTGCATCTATACCATGAAATTCAGTTACATTAATGTGTGGTACTGCAAAACCATATTCCTTTCTATCCATATTTATTACTAGAGCATCTGTTATCGTAGATACTAAAGTAGATTTACCTGTATTTTCAAATCCTGAAACTAATAATTTTATAGCCATTGATTCTCCTTATTGTGGTAACTAGCCACGTAATTGATTTGATAGTTTAGTGACATTCTCTGGTCATTGTCATGCTAACTGAACATACAGTTTCGTGTAATATCTATATAGCCATTAGTAGGCTTAACAAGTACTACTTCTAGTGTATGTCCACACCAGGTTGAACGCCTAGAATCGTTTGTATGATAATCACCACCACCTGCTGAGGATGTTTCAGAGTTACATAATAATGGAATTGGATGGATTAGCCATTCATTATAGCTTTGACTTAATGCCATTATTACTTTTAAAGTATTCATGTCTATGAATGTCTTATTTGTGTGGTTAAGTATGTAATAGCCTGCATTTAGTTTGTTAAGAGCTAGCTTCTTAGACACAGCTAATTCTATATCTACTGAAGCTGTATCCCAGCTTAGGCTGGTCACACCTTCATCAGCTTTGTGGTAATCACATAACCATGTGACTTTTGCAGGCTTATTACGGAGTAGTGCCATAATGCTAGTGCAGTAGGTATTCTCCATGAAGCTGTGCTCCATTAACTTAGCACCATTACCAGTAGAGTGTACATCATACATTCTAGGTTTGTCAGTGGTTAAAACTGCTTGATAATACGCACCCATTATTCTGGTCTTGGTACATCGTTTTTCTTCATTCTATAATCACACATAAGTAGATACTGTATGTCTTCGTAGTCATTAAAGCACTGAACGGAGTCTGCTATTAAGTTTAAGATGCCATGAATAAATTCATAAGCATTATCATCAAATGGTAATAAGAATCTTTCAGTTCTTACACCAATAGTCTTAGTTGGCTGTACTGCGTAGCATAGTTCAACTTGAGATATCTTAATACCTTTTTGATGTAGAATATAAGCGTAGGTGTATGCCTGTAATTTGTAAGCATAGGAGAAGTTTGTTGGCTTA